GATAAAAGAAGGATAATTCTACTTAGTTTTTTAGTTTTGCAACAACATTGGTCAACATCGAGTTAATCAAGTGCATAGGAATATTGATTCCTTTAACTGATCTGTCAGGCTACCTTTAATCCATTAAGAATCAATCTATCACAAAATTCTTTGTCTGATAAAATAAAAATTGCATTTTCTTTAGTAAATAAAACTGCAAATACAACATTAAGTGCAGAATATGATGAACCAGACAGTGTAAAAATTATTATTGATTTTATTAACACATCTACTAAAAAAGCAAGATTAATTTGCAATGTTTTAAAAGATGGAGATGGAGTTGATTTTAAATCAAATAGATATTATGTAATTGATAAAACACTGGGAGATGCCGTACAAGATGCAGATTTTTCTTGGGCTGATGTTACATCAATAAAAATATGGTCTTGCGTAGTTGATGATAGCGCTCTTTCTTCAGATTATTATGTTGCTTTAGATGCAATACGATTTGACAATGTAACAACACAAAATCCATTGTATGGATTAGTTGCTTATACAACAGTTAAGAATTCAGCAGAACAACCAATTCTTAAGAGTCCAAATACAAATAACTATATTGAATTTAGAATGGCCTTTGGGGTTGAATAATGGCTGATAAAAATATTGTAAAGTCCAAGGTTAGGCCTTTGCCAGAATTTAGTGGATCCACTGGCAAATATAGATTAAGATATAGAATTATTTCAGAAGATAGAAATAGGACATCGCATTGGTCACAGATACATGAAGTTTCAGTTCCTGCCGTTACACCACTAACTGCTAGTCAATATAAACTAATTGTTGAAGAAACAAGTACTGCTGGATTGTTTTTGGTAAATTTAATTTGGGAAGGTAATAATACATATTTATTTAGTTATTATGATGTTTACATAGCGTATGATTCTATAGTCGTTCCACCATTGTTGCCATCAAATTCAGAGTATTCTTATTTAACAAGAGTTACTGATAGATCATTTTCTACATATATTAGTACTGAAGATTATGACAATTTTAGCATTATGGTACACTCTCCAACGTATGATAAAATTATTAATAATACACAAATTTTAATAAAAACACCAAGACATGTTCTTAGCGCCTTATAAGCATTTATGATATAATTAAAAGACTATGCCAATCATACCAACTCCACAAAAAGGACAGCCATTAGATGTGGCTTTCGTTACTAGTATTGTTAATGAAGTAAATAGTTTAGTTTCTTCCACTATGCCAACAGAATCAAATATGACAATAATTAAAGGTTCTGGAAGTTCTGCAGAGCAAAAAACACCTACTCTTAAGTCAAAAGTTTATGGAATAACAACTATTGTTGCCAATAGTGGTACAACGGTAACTGCTGGACAAGATGTACCATTTGAAGTTAACTATACTTTTAAATATCCTCCAATTATTGTCGCTACACCCTGGAACGTAGGAGGAACAGATGCTGGAAAAAATGTTTCTATTTATATTAAAGACGTTACTGCAACAAAAGCAAGTTTAGTTGCTAAATTTTCAACTGGTGGAAATGCAGCAGTTGATGTAAATGTACTTGCTATTGGAATTCCAAATTGAAATGTTTAAAATGTAATGGTAGAATATTTATAGATAGACAGTATACAACTATAGGACATATAGAAGTATATTGTATTATATGTGGTAAAAGAAAATTTTTTCATCCACCAGATTCGACTAAAGAGGGAAGATGGGTTTTCGCAAAGGAAGTATTGAGAGCGAAGAGTACAATGAGTCCCCTGTAATAAGTGGGAATAAAACTGTTTGGTTTTTAAATGGTGATCTTGTACGGGTAAAACATAGTAGCAGATCTAATGGAACTGTTGCTTTATATAATATAAATAAAGATCGTGTAGAAATATGTTTTACACATGAGTTTAAAAAGAAAAGAGAAAAAGCCTATACAATGGGTGAAACAGCAGTATTAATTAATAGGCATAAAAAATATTTGCCTAGTTTAATAAAAAGAGGAGTAATTCCACCACCAGTTGGAAGTACAGTTGGTGGAGAAAGAAAATTTCAAAAAAGGGCATATTATTCTGAAAGCCACATAAAGGAAATAAGGGACATATTATCATCTATTCATATTGGTCAACCAAGAAAAGATGGATTAGTAACTAATAATAGAACTCCTACAAAACAAGAGTTGACTCGTAGAATGGGTGATGGTATACTTACTTATACGAAAACTGAAGATGGTAGATATATTCCAATTTGGAATGAAAGTATTAACTAGACCCTTGGAGGGTAGATGGAAAAGAACGATGAGACAAAAGTCTCAGTTACATTAGGATATACATTAAATCTTGGCAACTTTCAATCACTCAGGCTTGATTTGGGCGTAGTAGATTCCAAGAGGGATGGCGAGACTACAAACGATGCTATGGAGCGTGTATACGGCTTTGTAGAGGCTAAATTGACTGAAAAGATCAATGAGGCTAAGGCAGAAATTTCAGAGTAATGGCAGAGCGCAAAGACCGCATGGCTTTGCTAAGTCGTTATTCAAAACATCATAAAGAAAGATATGAAGCAAAGCCAACATTAAACTTAAACGTAGAGCAGTGGGCTTCTGATGCCCTGATAGAATCATATGGAATATCTTTGTGTTATGACTTATTAGAGTACTATTTTAAAGTTGCACAAGAACCTAGTTGGAATTATTTTGCTTATAATGCAGAAAAAATATTAAAGGCAAAACTTGACAAACAACAAGATGATATGGAAAGATTAGAAAGACGTAAAAAAGCAAAGGAATGGCTAAGTGAATAATACCGAAGCAAAAGTAATAAATGCTGTTTTGAAAGATAAACAGATACATGTTCTTTTGCAAGCAAACATAGACAACATTCTTAGAACACATTCTGATATTTGGAACTTTATTAGAAACTATTTTGAGCATAATAGTTCTGTTCCACCATCATCATTAGTTGTAGAAAAATTCAGAGACTTTGAGGTCATTGATGATGTTGGTGCAACAAAGCATCATCTTGAAGAACTACAACATGAATATTTAAATGATAGTCTTAAAGATATTTTAAGATCTGCTGCAACAGAAGTACAAAATGATCAAGGTGCAGAGGCACTAACAAATCTTATTACTAAAACATCTGAACTCAAAAAGAATACATCTGCAGTTCGTGATATTGATGTTATTGATTTAGATTCTGCTATTGCATATTTTGAACATCTTAAGGCAATGGAAGCAGCAGGGAATGTTGGAATTAAAACTGGTTTGCCAGGATTTGATAACTACCTTCCATCTGGAATTACTGCTGGACAACTAGGGGTATTTCTTGCATATCCAGGAATTGGAAAATCGTGGCTTGCACTTTATTTTGCGGTACAGGCTTGGAAACAAGGAAAAACACCTTTGGTAATTAGCCTTGAAATGTCTGAAACAGAAGTTCGTAATCGTGTGTTTACAATTATGGGTGAGGGTCTTTGGTCTCATCGTAAAATAAGTCAAGGTAATATTGAGATGGAAACTCTTAAAGAGTGGCACAAACGACATCTTGCTGGCAAGAATCCATTTCATATTATTTCAAATGATCAAGGCGGAGAAATTAGTCCATCAGTTCTTCGTGGAAAGATTGATCAGTATAAGCCAGACTTTGTTATTGTAGACTACCTACAACTTATGACACCAAACCAAAAGTCTGATAATGAAACTGTAAGAATGAAAAATCTTTCTCGTGAACTTAAGTTGATGGCTATTTCTGAAGAAGTGCCAATTATTGCTATTTCATCTGCTACACCAGATGATGTAAATGATCTTAGCAGTGTTCCAACTCTTGGTCAAACAGCATGGTCTAGACAGATTGCTTATGATGCTGACTGGGTTATGGCTTTAGGTAGAGCAACCAACTCAGATATCATAGAATGTGCTTTTAGAAAGAACCGTAATGGGTTTATGGGGGAGTTTTTAGTTCAGGTAGACTTTGATAAAGGATACTATCGTTATAAAGACTATGAAGATAAGCAGTTATAATATGATATGTTCTTTAATCATAAGCCGATTAAAAATTTTATGGTCGATGGGGCCATTAAAGATGAGGCTACTGTTCCAAGACTTAAAGAAGAATATATAAGACTATTAATTGTTCAGATGCGGGAAACTGGATATGTTCCAAGAATTGACATAGAACCTAGTTTTACGCTAGACTATAATAGTGAGAAAGAATCTTTTAATTTTAAATTGACAATATATGGAATATTTGTAGGGAGAAAAAAGACAGAATGGATAATCGCAGTAGACGGAAGCAGACCAATATCTTTACAGAAGAGCAAATTAAAAGAGTTCTCATCGGATCAGGAATCACCATTGAGTCAGAGGTAGGCTCAGACTTTATTATATTTTGTCCATATCACAACAATACAAGAACTCCAGCAGGAGAAGTTTCTAAAGAATCTGGATTATTTTTTTGCTTTGGTTGCCAACAAACTTCTGAATTGCAAGAGTTGATCATGAAAACAACTGGAAGATCATACTTTGAATCTATTCGTTTTATTAAAAGCAAAGAAAAAGAAACAAGCATAGAAGATTTAGTAAATAAAAAATTATATAAACCAAAAGAATTTATTCAATATGATGAGTTATTAATTAAAAGATTAAATAATCAAGCACTAGAGTCTCCAAGAGCAATTAGATATTTTGAAGGTAGAAGAATAACAAAACAATCTATTGAAAAATTTAGTCTTGGATTTTCAGAAAAACAAGATATGGTTACAATACCAGTTCAGTCTCCAGATGGAATGACTATTGGTTTTGTAGCAAGAACTATTGAGGGCAAAGAATTTAAAAATACTCCAGGACTTCCTAAAAGCAAAATATTGTTTAATCTTCATAGAGTAAAACAATCTAAAAGAGTATATGTTGTTGAATCATCATTTGATGCAATTAGATTAGATCAGGTTGGAGTGCCAGCAGTAGCAACTTTAGGAGCAAACGTTTCAAGCAGTCAGATTGAATTACTAAAAAAATATTTTACAGAGATTGCTATTATTTCAGACAATGATGACGCTGGAAATACTATGGCAAATAAACTTACAGAAAAAATAGGTTCAAGAGTATTCATTATAAAACTAAATAACAAATATAAAGACATAGGTGATATGTTAGACTCTGATATACTTGAATTATTGGACAACAGTTATAACGATATATTTGACAAATTGTTTTCTAATGGATATAATAAAAAATAAAGATAAACAAAGGAGAAAAATATGAGCGTAGTAAAGGGACTAAAAAACATCAACGCCCTGCTCGACAAACCAAAATATGATAGCAATGCAATTAAAGTAAGATGGGTTAAGTTGGCTGATGGCCAAGCAGCAAAGATCCGTTTTGTAGAAGAATTAGATGAAGACTCTGCAAGTTATAGCGAGTCAAGGGGTTTGGCAGTAGTTGTTGCTGAACACACAAATCCAAAAGATTATAAGCGTAAGGCTGCATGTACACAAGATACAGAGGGTCGCTGCTTTGGTTGTGAAATGGCTAGAAAAGAACCAAAGAGTGGTTGGAAGGCACGTATGCGTTTCTACTGTAATGTTCTTGTTGACGATGGTCTAGAAGACCCATATATTGCAGTATGGTCACAAGGAATTAGCAAGCAGTCAGCATTTAATACAATTCGTGAATATGCATTGGAGACTGGAAGTGTTTCAAATCTTCAATGGAAGTTAAAGCGTAATGGACAAGGTACTGAAACAAATTATACTTTGATTCCAAGCAAACCAGACAGTGAACCATTTGAGTGGGGAAATTTTGAATACCATAATCTTGATAAGGTAGTACGTGAAGTTCCTTATCCAGAACAAGAGTCGTTTTATTTTGGTTTTGACACACCATCTGTAACATCTACCAACATTGAGTGGTAATTTGTGAATTACGTTGGCCTGCATGTGCATACGCACTATTCATTAATGGATGGTGTCGCAACACCACAAGAATATGTTGATCGTGCTATTCAGTTAGGAATGCCAGCACTGGCAATAACTGATCATGGAACATTGTCAGGCCATCGTGAAATGTATCGTGCTGCAAAAGCAGCAGGAATAAAGCCGATTCTTGGTATAGAAGGATATATTGCTGCAGATAGGTTTGATCATAGGGATAAGACAGAACGCACAACACCGCTTGATCTAATTTATAATCATATAGTAATTCTTGCCAAGAATCAACAAGGATTAGAAAATTTAAATAAATTAAATGAAATTGCTTGGACTGAAGGTTTTTATAAAAAACCAAGAATTGATTTTGCAGTATTAGAAAAATATAAAGATGGTTTGATAGTTCTTTCAGCATGTCTTAGTGGTCTTATAGCAAAAGCAATTGAAGTGGGTGAATTTGCTATAGCAAAACAACATATTGAATGGTTTAAGAAAACATTTAATGATGATTTTTATATTGAGGTTATGCCACACAATCCACCTGAGATTAATTTAAATTTAATTCAGTTAGCAGATGAATTTAGTGTAAAGATAGTTGTAACACCAGATTGTCATCATTCTGATGTAGACCAAAAAGTTATTCAAGAGATGATGTTAATTCTTAATACACATGCAAAACTTGAAAAAGATGTTAAGTATGATAAGTCTAAAAAATATTCAGACATGATGGAAAGACTTGACTATCTTTATGGCAAAGATAGAATGATGTCGTTTAATAGGTTTGACATTCATCTTCTTTCGTATGATGAGATGAAGTCTGCAATGACAAAAGAACTTAAGTTTAGAGAAGATATGTTTGCAAACACATTAGAGATTGCAAATAAAATAGAAGATTATGATATTAAAGAAGATTTAAATTTATTGCCAGTTCAATATAAAAATCCAGATAAAGAACTTCAAGAATTAGCAGTAAAGTCATTAGAAGATATGCGACTAACATCTTCTTGGGTAGGAAACGATCAATATGAAGTTAGGCTTGTTGAAGAATTAGAAATTATCAAAGAGAAAAAGTTTGCGCCATACTTTCTTGTTGTTATGAATATGATTAATTGGGCTAAAAAAGAAGGAATTATGGTAGGGCCTGGACGTGGTTCTTCTGCAGGCTCATTACTTTGTTATGTATTAGGTATTACAGATATTGATCCAATTAAACACGGTTTATTGTTTTTCCGTTTTATCAATCCTGAAAGAAATGATTTTCCAGATATTGATACAGATATTCAGGATTCTAGGCGGGATGAAGTTAAGGACTACTTAGTAAAACAATATAGACACGTTGCTTCTATTGCAACATTCTTACAGTTTAAAGATAAAGGTGTTGTAAGAGATGTATCTAGAGTTTTAAATATTCCATTAACTGATGTTAATAAAGTTCTAAAAACTGTAGACACATGGGATGAGTTTTGTACATCAAAAACATCTGCATGGTTTAGAGAAAAATATCCTGAAGTGGAGATATATGGAGATCAATTACGTGGTCGTATTAGGGGCACTGGCATCCATGCTGCTGGTGTTGTCACTAGTAAAGATCCTATTTTTAAATACGCACCAATGGAAACAAGATCTGCTCCTGGT